GTTCATCGCGATGGGCCCGGAAGACCCGGCAAATCTGATCCAGGAGCCCGAGGCCAAGCCGGCGCTCGGCAAGAAAGACCAGGCGCAGGCTGACGCGGTTACCGCGGCGAACGGAACTGGCTGGGACATGCTTCTGCCGACCAGCAGAGTGCAGTGAGCTGGAATCTGTCTTGCCCGGACTGGGAGCAACGACTCCGGTCCGGTCGGTCACTCGTTCCTGATTTACCGATCGATCGCGCTCAAGGCGAACGCGCGGTAGCGGTCTTCAACAAGCTGCGCCTGGCGGATGTGCCGGGAACGCCGACCATGGAGGAGGCCGGCGGCGACTGGTTTCGAGATATCGTCCGCGCCCTGTTCGGATCGTTGGACGTCGCCACGAGTCAGCGAATGATCCGTGAGGTCTTCGGTCTGGTCCCGAAGAAGAATTCGAAGACCACGAACGGCGCGCTGCTGATGCTGACAGCGCTGCTATTGAACGAGCGGCCGCGCGCACCGATGGGAATGTCGGCGCCGGTTCACGATATTGCCGAGATTGCGTTCAACGCGGTAGCCGGCGCGATCGATCTCGATGGCGTACTGGCGAAAAAGCTCCATGTCCGACATCACCTGAAGACCATTGTTCACCGGGAGACGAAAGCAACACTCGAGATCATGACGTTTGACCCGGCGGCGCTGACCGGGCCGAAGTGGGCGGCGTTTCTGATCGATGAGCTGCACGTCATCGCGAAGATAAACCGGGCGGCGAGCACGCTGCGGCAGATCCGCGGCGGGATGCTTCCCTATCCGGAAGCATTCCTGGCAATGATCACGACGCAGAGCGAGGAATCGCCCTCCGGAGTATTCCGCGCCGAACTGATGAAAGCACGCGCGATCCGAGATGGTAAGCAGGAAGGCGCGCTGCTCCCGGTGCTGTACGAGTTTCCGGAGGCGATGCAAAAGGACAAGGATCAGCCTTGGCGCGATCCGGCGCATTGGCCGATGGTGACCCCGAACGCGGGACGCTCGATCAGCATTCCGCGCCTGATCGAGGAATTCAAAACCGCCGAACAGACCGGCGAGGAAGAATTGCGAGCTTGGGCGTCACAGCATCTGAACGTCGAGATCGGGCTGGCACTGCATTCCGATCGCTGGGCCGGTGCGGAGTTCTGGGAGCGATGCGGCGGCGCGCTCACGCTGGAGGAATTGCTCAAGCGAAGCGAGGTCGTGACGATCGGTGTCGACGGTGGCGGCCTGGACGACATGCTTGGGCTCGGCGTGATCGGTCGCGAATCTTCGGGCAAGTGGCTGCACTGGATGCACGCCTGGGTTCATCCGATCGCGCTGGAGCGTCGCAAGTCGGAGTCCGAGCGGTTCCATGATTTCGCGAAGGACGGCGATCTGACGATTGTCGAAAACATCGGCGACGACGTTAAGCAACTGGCCGACTACGTCGAGCAGTGCGAGAAGTCGAAATTGGTTGACCGTATCGGCGTTGATTCCGCCGGCATCGATTCGATTGTCGAGGCCATCGTGGCGCGCAAGATCGAGCACGATCGGATCATCGGTATCCCGCAGGGCTGGAAGCTGATGGGCGCGATCAAGACGTTTGAGCGCCGGCTGGCGGAAGGCTCAGTGTTGCATGGGAATTCGCCGCTGATGGCTTGGTGCGTCGGTAACGCCAAGATTGAGCCGCGCGGCAATGCGATCCTGATCACCAAGCAGTCGGCTGGCTTCGCCAAGATCGATCCGCTGATGGCGACGCTCGATGCGGCGGCGCTGATGGCGATGAATCCGAAGCCTCGGAAACCAAAACACCAATTCTTCGCGCTCTAAGCGCGCCAAGTTCACCCAATAAGACCCGCTCCGGCGGGTTTTTGCATTTCTGGAGACTGATATGGACCGCGCCTATTCGCTGCTGACGATCAAAGCGATCAACGAGGATGAGCGAATCATCGAAGGTATCGCCACGACGCCGACCGCTGACCGTATGGGCGACGTGGTTGAACCGAAGGGCGCCAAGTTCAATTTGCCGCTGCCGTTCCTCTGGCAGCACCAGAGCGGCCAGCCGATCGGGCATGTGATAGCGGCCAAAGTCACGGCAGCTGGCATTGAAATCAGGGCGCAGCTGGCAAATCTGACTGAACCCGGGAAGCTGAAAGATCGGCTGGACGAGGCATGGCAGACGATCAAGGCGGGGCTTGTGCGCGGGCTCTCGATTGGATTCAGCCCAATCGAATATGAGCCGCTGGACCCGAAACGACCGTGGGACGCGCAGCGGTTCATGACCTGGGAATGGCTTGAGCTCAGCGCAGTAACCATCGCGGCAAACGCCGACGCATCCATTCAAACCATCAAGTCGATCGATACCGCTCAGCGCGCCGCGTCCGGCAATCAGCGCACCGGTGCCGTTCGACTGGATACCTCCCCCGGCGCTTCGGGGACCAAAGCAACTCCGAAACCCACCGAGGGAACCAAAATGAAAACCATTGCAGAGCAAATCGCTGCGGCGGAAGCCCAGCGTCAGGCCAAACACGGCCGTATGTCCGAACTCATGACCAAAGCGGGCGAAGCCGGCACCACGCTCGACAAAGCGGAGTCGGAGGAATACGACACGCTGACCGATGAAGTCGCCGATATCGAAAAGCACATCGATCGACTGAAGAAGCACGAAGCTATCGTGCTGACCAAAGCGGTCGCGCCGGCGGGCCAGAATGCGCAGGAAGCCGCGACCACGCGCGGCGGCGCTCCAGCGATCATCCTCAACCGCGAGCCGGAAGAGAAATTCAAGGGCCAGTTCTTCACCCGCAAGGTGATTGCCAAGGCGCTGGCTTCGATCGAGCACGTCCCGATGTCGGCGATCGCTTCAGCGCTGTGGGGCAAGTCGCATCCGCGACTGGTCGAGGTGATCAAGGCCAACGAGATCAGCTCGGGCAGCTCCGACACCTGGGGCTCGGAACTGGTCAGCGCAGACAATCGGTTTACCGGCGATTTCATCGAGTTCCTGTACAGCAAGACGGTCTTTGACCGCCTCGGACTGCGACAGGTGCCGGCGAATGTCTCGATCAAGGGCCAGGACGGTCAGGCGACCGGCTATTGGGTCGGCGAATCGAAACCGATTCCGGTGTCTGCGCCGAGTTTCAGTGCGGTCAGCTTGACCCCGCTGAAGGTTGCGGCGCTCGCTGTGGTGTCGAACGAACTGCTCCGCGATTCGACCCCGGCGGCCGAGATGCTGGTACGCGATGCGTTGATTCAGGCGCTCGCGCAGAAGACCGATTCGACGTTCCTGTCGACCACGGCCGCTTCGGCGGGTGTATCCCCGGCCGGTATCTTGAACGGTGTCGTCTCGATCGGGTCGCACGGCACGGACGGTGACGGCGTGCGCGGCGATATCCGTGCGCTGTACGCGGCGTTCCTGACCGCGAAGAACGCCAGCGGTCTGTCGGTTGTGACGAACACGTCACTGGCCAAGGGCCTGCAGTTGCTGACCAATGCGCTGGGCCAGCCGGAATTCCCCGGCGTGACTCAGAACGGTGGAACGCTCATCGGCGATCCGTTGGTGACCGGCGAAAACGTCGGTACCGGACATCTGATCTTGCTCAAGCCGTCCGATATCTATCGTATCGGTGACGATGGCTTGCGGATCGAAATGTCGCGCGATGCCACCATCGAAATGTCCTCGGCGCCGGTCGGCGCCGCCGATACGCCGACGGGTCAGACGCAGAACCCGGTCTCGATGTTCCAGGACGAATCGACCGCCATCAAAGTGGTCCGTTCGATCAACTTCGCTAAGCGCCGCTCGGATGCCGTGCAATACATCCGCGACGCAGCCTACGGCGAATCCGCCTCCACGTAAGCGGAAAGCGGGGCAGGTCTTACCCGCCGGTTGACTCCCGGCGGGTCTTTTTTTATGCGGAGGTCGCGTTATGCCGAAAGTTAATCTGGTCTCGCTCAAGTCCCACCGCTACGGCGGCGAGAATCTCAAGGCGGGCGATGCATTCAGCGCGCCGCGTGCGCATGCGCGAGTGTTGATCGCGATGAAGCGCGCTCGGAAGGCGGCGGCAGTGCCTGATCCGGAACCGGATGATGATTCGGCGCTGGCTGGCAATACGGTTACGGCGGTAATTCCGGACGAGGTTTCCGAGGTCGCGATTGAACAAGAGTCCGAGCCGGAGCCGGAGCCCGAACCGACTCCCGCCAAGCGCGTTCGCATGACTCCGGCCGCGCCGCTCGTCGTCGCGCCGAAACCGAAACGCAAGTACACCCGGCGCGCGAAATAATGAACCCGTTCCGCTGGGCAGCCAAGGCGTTGGGCTTCGGCAAAACTGTCGAGAAGTCCACCGAGATGACTTCGGTCAGCACCGGCCGCGGTACTTGGTT